CGTTTGGAACACTCGCGAATCGGCGTATTACATGCACATGTACGACGCTGAGGAGTCGATCATCCAAGGCTCTCTTAAGTGCGTCGTCGGCTGGCCCATTGGCGTGCTGCAATGCACAGACCCGCGTCGACCGGCTGGCATGCTGGTGTTTGTGGACTCCGCAAACTCCGAGCGCGACCCGGTGTGGATTGACGGCAAGGACCTCTACAAGCTGGACACGGTGACGAGAGTACCCGGCTACGGCGAACTAGGCGACCGAGTGCGGCTGCAATATTGGACACTGGCAGATATGCAAGTGGTGGCCGACGGTGGCTGACCAGCGGCTGCAAGATAGGCGCGTTCGGTTGCTCATCGCAAACCGAGTAGCAGAGGACTACAAGAGCCTCACTGCGGACGTGACAGAGATCAAGGACTTGCGGGTCCAGTTCTCTGTCAAAAAGAGTTCTGCCAAAGAGCCCAACACGGCAGAGGTCACGATCACAAACCTGTCACCGACCCGTCGCGCAGCACTGCAAACCAAGGGGGTCAAGTTCGTACTCGAGTGCGGGTACGTTGACACCGGGGTCAAGCAGATCTTCCAAGGCGACGTTCGCCACATCTCGCACGTTCGCGAGGGCGCGGACTGGCGCACGGTCCTAAAGTCCGGCGACGGTGAGCGGGCGTTTCAGTTTGCGCGGATCTCTGAAACCCTAGGCCCGAAGTCTACCAAGTCAGCAGTGATCAAGCGGCTGGCTGCGAAGCTTGGGCTCGGGCTGGGCAACTCCGGCAAAGCCGCGATACCTGGGAGCTTTGAACAGGGGATCGTCCTGTCTGGCCCGGTGAGTCGCGAGCTTGACAAGGTGCTGAAAGGCACCGGCTACGAGTGGTCGATACAGGACGAGCAGCTGGTGATTCTGTCGGCCTCCGAAGTCAGCGGGCAAGACGTTCCACTGCTCACGCCTGACTCCGGGTTGATTGGATCTCCTGAGTTCGGCGCACCGCTTGAAAAGGGTGGCAAGCCTCAGCTCAAGTTTAAGGCTCTGCTTAACGCGAACATCAAGCCAGGTGCCAAGGTGCAGATCCAGTGCGAGCGGTTCCCTCTGGGCGTATCGGTAAAGTGCGCGAAGGTCGAGCACAGCGGAGACACCGCAGGTCAAGACTGGTATACGTCAGTCGAAGGAGCGACCCTGTGACCACGCGAAACACGACACTGCAAGACCTGCTCGCACGGTTTAGGGAGTCGCTCGTGTCCGACCTGCACACGTCGCTTCCCGGCAAGGTTGTGAGGTACGATTCCACCACACAGAAGGCCGACATCCAACCGCTCATCAAAGAGCGATACACGGACGAGAGCGGATCCGCTCAAGCTCGCGAGCTACCCGTAATCCCGGCTGTCCCTGTGCAGTTCCCAGGCGCGGGCGGTTATCGAATCACCTTTCCCGTCAACGTCGGTGACACCGGGCTGATCGTGTTCTCAGAGGCCAGCCTGGACAAGTGGCTCGTCTCTGGCGGAACGGTAGACCCCGCTGACGACCGGCGGCACGATCTGACTGACGCGGTGTTTCTGCCGGGACTTCGCGACTTCGGGCACGCACTGGCTAGCGCTCCCACTGACCGGGCTACGTTCGGCAAGGATGATGGGTTACAGATCCACGTTGACCCGACGCTGATTAGCATTGGAAGCAACTCGGCGGCGCAGCTCGAATTTGCAGCGCTCGGTGATGCCTTGCAGACATGGTGCGGGCAGCTTCATGCCTGGCTGTTGGCGTTGACATTGCCAGTCGCGGGCGCTACGGCGGGGCCTCCGGTGGCTCCATTCCCGCCTCCTGTCCCAACGCTCAAGAGCACATCGGTGAAGGTGAAAAAATGACCACCTATCAAAAGATCACCGACTTCGGACTCGACGAGGACGGCGACGAATACGCCGACGCGACCGGGCTTGCGATGACCGGCGACCTGCCCGGAATCAAGCAGCAAGTCACGCTGCGGATCGGATTCTTCAAGGGCGAGTGGTTTCTCGACGAGGAAACCGGGTTGCCATGGTACGAGGAAATCATCGTCAAGAATCCGAACCTGATCCGTATCCGCGAGATATTCCGCGACGCGATTTTGTCTGTCGCTGGAATCAATGAGGTCACGTTTCTTGACCTCCTATTCAGCGCCTACGCACGGACTCTCTCTGTAAACTTCAAGGCTTCGACCAACCTGGGCGAGCTTGGAATCAACCTAACGGGGCTCCCAAATGCCTAGCTATGGACTCCTACCCGAGGGATTCGTCCCTAAGCCACAGACGGTCATCAAGGAAGAGCTTGATAGCGTCTACAAGTCGACCTTCGGCGCGCAGCTTGGCAGCGAACCCGACGGCTCTATCCCGGCTGACTCCGTAGCTGGGCAGCGTATTGGCCTTCATGCCGAGCGGATGGCGGAGCTTTGGGAAATCGGACAGGCGCTGTCGTCGAGCTTTGACCCTGATAATGCGACAGGCAGAGCGCTGGACATCCTGTGTGCAATCACCGGCACCACGCGCAACCAGGAGCGGCAGACCGTAGGAACCGTCGCGCTCACTGGCGACCCGGCAACACTGGTTCCTGTAGACTCGGTGATAGCGATTCCGGTAGTTGGTACTCGCTTCGACACCGACGCGAACGCGACCTTGGTAGCGCTCTCTGCGTGGACCGTCAACACAGCCTATGCACTAGGCGACCGCGTGACCAACGGCGCAGCTCCTGCTCGGGTCTACCAAGCGGTGGCCGGTGGAACGTCTGCACTTGTCGGCACTGGACCGAGCGGCACTGGGTCTGCCATCGTGGATGCCACGGTCACATGGTCCTACGTGGGTGATGGCACCGCAGCGGCTGACGTCGCCTTTACTGCGCTCGACCCCGGCCCATTCGCAGCTCTCACAGGGCAGATCACGTCAATCGAATCGCCTGTCAGCGGATGGTTGTCAGTCCGCAACATGAGTGATGCCCTAGTGGGCGCGTATGTCGAAAGCGAGCCATCACTACGCAACAAGCGGCAGGCAGAGCTTCCGGGGCGTGGGAACGGCCCCCTTCCGGCATTGCGGGCGGACCTCCTTAAGGTCAATCAGGGGACGGCAAACGCTGTCGTCGATTGCATTGTGTTCGAGAACTACACCGACGTGGTGGACGTGAACGGAATCCCACCGCACAGCTTTGAAGCTGTGGTTCTCGGTGGGCTCGACGCGGATATCAGACAGTCGATTTTTGAAACCAAGCCGGCTGGTATCAGGCCGCATGGTGGGGTAACAGGAACCGTCACCGACTCAACGCCGGGGTCAACGGTGATCTGGTCGCAGTATTGCAACAGCGAGTTTGATCGGACCATCACGCGGTCCCAGATCGCTTTGGAAAAGGCTGGCGGAACGAGAACGCCGCCTTCGCTGTTGACGCCCTGGTTCATGCCGGTTCCCGCCGCAGCGTTCATCAGCATGTCGTCGCCGCGAACGTTCTGACCGGCGTCGAACAGGCGAGTCGCGAAATGTGCGATCGACTTGAAACCACGCTTCGGATCGTCTTCAACGGCGGGCCGTTGACGCCCGAATTTCGGCGAATTGATCTTGCTCGGAGCCGTGGCCCGCGTGCCCGTCTTGGCGTACTGGCGAATCTCTTCCGCCTTTTGCCGGAGTGCCGCCTTGTCTTCATCCGCACGCAGAGAGGCGAGTTCCGCCGTCAGACGATCGGACTCGTCAGAGAGTTCCGTCGCCTTGGCTTCCTGTTCGTCGGTGAGTGCCTCATCGGACTCAACCAACGCAGCGAGTTCTGCGGCGATTTCCTTCAGCCGCTCCTGAATCTTCAATGCTTCGTTCATCTTTCGTTGCTCCGGTTGTTACGCCGGGAGCCGAAGAACGAGCCTGAAAAGCCGAAACGCCATTGCGTTCACGAGCCGCCCGGCAGAGTGACCTGCCTGGATGCCCTCAAACGCGATGGCGTTGAGTTGCTTTCCGTCTCAGCGATGTAGCTGGCTGTCGATGGACGCCGCGATACCGCTGGAGTGATTCAGTTGTTGGACTCTCTTATCTAAACAGCATGGATGCTGTGAGTCTAGGTCCGGTTGCCTCGCTTACAAGTGATTCTTTGCTTTATTGAGTCCGCAGGAGCGAAGGCGCGAGGCTTCTGGTGTCCGCAACAGCGGCACGGTTCGTGGTATCGAATGTAGGTATCGCCTCTGCGTTCTGACGTGCGAACGCGAATTGGCTTGCCGCAGTTCTGGCAGTTCATTTCACGATTCCCGCGTCCATTTCACGATGTTCTGTCTTCTGAGGAAATCCAGCCATTTCGCGAGCCATTCGGCATTCTCGCTCCCGATCGTCATTGTTGAGAGCCTTGATCGCCTCAATCGCACATTCACGACAGATCAGGGTTGAACACCAGCCATTATCAGCCACCTCCGCAACAGCAATCGACTCTCTCCGACAGCCATGGCACTTCTCGCCTTGTATGACGATCACACCTTCTCCTCCACGCTAACCTGTTCTTTTGCCGCCAAGAGCAACGATTCCGACTTCGCCAACAGCACTTCCCGCCGTGTCGGAGCGTCCCACACATCAAGTTCCGCCCGCTCGCCCATCTTGTATCGTCCGTCGAACAGCGAACGGACAACGCCTTCCATGGTATCGACGCGATCCACCATTCCAGCTTTCTTTGCCGCCATCGCACTCACCGTGCGACCTTTTCCGTAGTGTTCGTTGACGTGATCCACGCTGGTGTTGCGGAACTTCGCCAAGTCCGCCGTAAACTTGGCATAGATCGTGTCGGCTCGGCTTTGAAAGTGTGCTTTTGCTTCGTCGGAGAGAGGTTCGTATTCGCCACCCTCACCCTTGAATGGACTGCCAGCACTCTTGATCGTCGTGACCTTGGCACCTTCCTTTTCGAGAGCCGCAGACACGTCCAGATGCTGTGCAATGACGCCCACGCTGCCGACGTCGCCAGATGGCGTGACAATCAGCCGATCG